GTCCTGATACAGGTGCTGGTGCTGCTCCCGGATGTTGCTGAAGGTGGCGTGATCGAGAATGCCGACCAGCGGCGGCGGGATGAAGAACGCAGCCGCGACCTCCTCCCGCGTGAGCTTGCGCGCCTCGACGTACTGCGCCTGCTGCGGATTGATCGACACCGGTACGTACTGCATGCCGTCCTCGAGGAGCGCCGTCCCGCCCTCAGCCCCGCCGCCCTGCGCGAACGTCTTCCACATCTCCCGGAAGCGCCGCCGCTCATCCGGGTTCCACTCCGAGTCCGCAGGCCGGGTGATGACACCCGTCATCCGGGCGCCGGTCTTCCACATCGCCGCCCGCTGCTTCGCGGACTCCCGCTCCTCCAGGAGCAGATCCCGCAGCGCCTCCATCGGCGAGCAGCCATAGGCCAGGGAGTCCGGGCGGTAGCCGTGAATGTGCACGACCTCGTCCACACCGAAGTCCCGCCCGCCCGCCGTCTCGTAGTGGGAGGGGGCGATCCAGTTCCCGCCGTAGGGGCGGATGAGCGAGGGCGGCACCGGCAGCAACTGCGAGCGCCCCGCAATCTTCAGCTTGATCAGATAGGAGTCGTCGTAGGTCGCAACGTCCGACACGATCCGCTCGATAAGCCGGTACAGCGTCAGCCGCGGCAGCGGAGCCGCAAGCAGCTGCGCGAGCGGGTGATCCGTCAGCCGCTCGCGATCGGTGTCCGAGATCCTGCGGAAGACGTGGACGCCCAGCTGCGCAATGTTCCGCGCCAGGAACCCCACAACGGTCCGCACCTGGGGCTGGGTGCGCCAGATCGTGGCGTACTCCCACGGCGCTGCCGGTGCGGCCAGCGCCGCGAACCCGGGCATCACCCCGGCGCCGGTCGTCGAGAGCTTCCCGGCCGAGATGACGAACGACATCAGCCACCCCCGCTCGCGAGCACCTGCGTGAACTCGACCTGCGCGCGCTCGATGACGACCTCGCCGTCCACACGCTGCGGCTCCCGCCCGGCCTCCAGGAGCTCCGCGTCCCGAAGCACCAGCAGCGGGCCCCGTTGCGCCCACAGGACTCCGCGGAACGCCCGCTCCTTCTGGTTCACCACGACGCGCTTTCGTAGCGCTGTACGCCGCCACGCGAACACTGCGACCTCCCGCTCCGGCCGCGTCACACGACCATGATTTCTTCGTCGTCCGAGTAGGCGGACTTCTTCTTCCGGGGCCGCGCGAGCAGCTCCGACATTGCGGTCGCGAGCGCTGAGACGCCGTCGATCTTCTCTGCCGACGTGGCCTTGTCCGGCTTGACGTTGCCCGCCGCGTCCATGGAGACGCTGAGGTTGTCCACGCACCAGCTGGCCACCGGGTTGGCGCCGTGCCGCAGCGCCGGCGTCCCGGCGGTGCCCGCCAGGAGGAGGCGCTGAATGGCCTTCATCGGCGGGTTCATCGACTGGTAGCCCTGCCGCACCTTCACCAGCGGCGCACGCTCGGCGGTGAGCTGCGTCGTCAACTGCGACGCGTTCCATGGGTCGTAGCCGATGCTCTTGACCTTGAAGAAGTCCCGGTCCTTGCGGATCTGTTCGGTGATCCAGTCGTAGTCGGCGACATTGCCCGGCGTCACCGTCAGCCAGCCCGCCCGCGCCCACCGGGACGCGGCCTTTGCGGTGCGCTTGTCGAGCGCTACGAGGTTCGCCTCCGGCGTCCAGAACCGCCAGATCGCATCGACCGTCCCGTCGGTGTCGTCGGGGAACAGCCAGCACAGCGCCGTCAGGTCGGAGGTGGAGGCGAGGTCCAGGCCGCCCCACGTCTCACGGTCCTTGAGCGCCTGCTCGTCGACCATGCCCGCGTTATCGGTCCAGGCGGCCATCGGCAGGAACTTGGTCTCCTGGCGGGTGCGGATGCCCAGGTGCAGCCGCAGGTAGGACGCGAGGTCCGCCGGGGACTGCTCGGCCTTGCGCGAGGCCCGCTGCAAATACGCCCGCGTCGGGCTGATCCCGAACCCGGGGTTGGCCTTGCGCCAGGTCGACTCGGCGTGCGGGTCGTCCTTCGGCTCGGCCGCCCAGATCACGCCGTACACCGACGGATCGGCCAGCACCCTCGAGGCGAGCTGCTCGATACGCCGACGCTTGTTGTCGTAGACCGTCTCCCGCTTACCGGAGTCCGCCGTCGTGATGACCACGCCCAGCGGCTGGCGGCGCGAGCCGGTACCCGACTCGAGGGTCTCCACCATGTCCGGGGTCTTGTGGATGTGCAGCTCGTCGCAGATGTAGCAGTGCAGGTTCGCACCGTGCTGCGCGTCCGCCACATTCGAGATCGGCTTGAAGTACGAGCCCGTCTTGTTGTGAAGGATCGTGTCCTTCAGCGGCTTGACGTGCCCCTTCAGCGCCGGGGCCGCCTCGGCGAGCCTGCGCACCGGATCGAAGACGAAGCGGGCCTGCTCCTTGGTCGTGGCCGCCGCCAGGACCTCGGCGCCCTGCTCCCCGTCGGCGCACGTCATGTAGATCGCGATGCCGCCGCACAGCGTGCTCTTGCCGTTCTTGCGCGGCACGTCCACGTACAGCTCGTTGATGATCCGGACGTATCCGCCGGCCTCCTCGTCGAAGTGCACCCAGCCGAAGGTGGGCGCGAGGATGTAGGCGACCTGCCAGGGGTCCGGCTTCAGCGGCCGTCCCGCCCACTGGCCTTTGGTGTGCCGCAGCAGCGAAAAGCTGCGGATGACCTTGTCGACGCGCTCCGGATCGAACCGGGCTCCCGGCTCATCCCGCGGCTCCGGCGTCTTAATCAGCGGCGGGCAGTCCGGCAGGGGGATGCCCCGCTCGAGGAGGTACCAGGCGACCTCGGGCGACAGCCGCAGCCGTTCGAGCTCGGCATCGTCCAGGAACGCGCTCGGGGTGTCGGCCTGGCCGGCGCCCTTACGCGAACGGGTTGTCGTCCTCGCCATCGTCGGCCCCTCTTGCCAGGGCCTGCTCGCTCGAGGGGGTCAGGCCGAACTGTGCGGCGTAGGCCCGGAGCTCGCGGCCGGCGGACCGTGCGATCGCCACCGCCGGGTGCGGAACTGTGCGCGTCGTCTCGCTCCCGGACGCGCTGACGGTGGTGACCTCGGCGGTGATGCCCTCCGCGTTCACCGTGCGGGTGGCCACGACGAACTGATTCCACGTCTCGCAGTACGCGGCGAATGTGGCCCGGTCCTCTTCCTTCAGGAGGTCCAGGCGCTGCAGGCCGGGGACGACCCGACGCCACTCGGCTCGTGCCTCGGCGCTCATCCAGGTGGGCGGGTTCGGGGCGATGCGGCGGAAGGCCGGCCCCGGGTTGACCTTGCGGCCGCCGGAGTCGGTGCCGTTGCCGCGGCCGCCGATGAGCTTGAGGGCGGCGGGCTGGGCGGTGCGCCCCATGGCTGATCACCTCCTGCGGGTCAGTGGTCCGGGGTGGGGCCGGCCGCATCGGCAGACGGGGCGTCGGCGGCGAACTCGGTCGGATCGAGGGTGGGCGCGCAGGCGTCGACGCAGGAACGAGAGCATCGGCTCACCTCCCTCGTTCACACAGCGTGACCACCGGGAGGCTCATCGCCCGAGATCTTTTCTGAGACGGCGCGTGCCGAGTTGACCGCGCCGGGCCCTTAGCGATCTTGGCCAGCGATCCAGACTCCCCCTCCCCCCAGGGGGGCCTGGAGGCGCCTGGCAGGCCCGGTGAGGGCTCGCCAGAGAGCCAGGGTGACGGTGTCGGACTGGCGGGCTGCTGCACCGGGTGCCGAGCCGGTGGGGCTCCTAGGTGCGGCGGTCGGGGCCGTGAAGGCGGCCGTCGGGGCCCCCAGGGGTGGCCGGGCGGCCGGCGGGGACTGTACGTGGCAGTCACGGGCTGCGCGTGGCGCGGCGTGCGCGGGCTCGTTCGGCTCCTCGGAGCGCCTCGGCCTTGCTCTTGACCTCGTCGCAGGGCGGGCATAGCAGTCCGAGGTTGTCGAGATCGGTGGGTGATCCGCCCTCGCTGATCGGGGTGACGTGGTCGAGGACGAACGGGTCGTCGTCGGATCCCGTGTCGGGGTGGTCTGCTCCGCATCGGTAGCAGCAGCCGCGGTCGCGTGCGGTGACCTTGCGCTTCAGCGTGGCCCATCGTCCTGAGCTGATCCCGTAGCGGGCGGCCTTGTCGTCTCGCCCTGCCCATGGTGTGCGCTGGTGGTCGTCGCATCGGCCCTTGGTCGTGGCGAACTCGTAGCACTCGGGGTCGGTGCATCGGCTTGGTGGGGAGATGGGCACGTGCCTACTCCCGGTAGGGCCAGCGGTAGGGGGCCACGAGGGGGGCTGCCCGGTGGGCCCGCTCTTGCATGTCGTGGAGTACCTGGGCCATGGCGGCCTGGTCGAGGTGGGGTACGAGGCGTACGTGTGTGACGCCGACGCATGGGGTGTTGGCGTCCTCCAGGTCGGCGGTGAGGGTGGGTCCGTCGTCCTCGCGGTGGAGGTGCGAGGCCGCGTCACGGACGAGGTCGTCTGTGAGTTCGGTGGGGATGCCTGCGGTGGTGAGCTCCTCGCGGTAGGTGGCGAGGCGTTGGGCTGTGGTGAGTTCGGTCATGGGGGTGAGCCTCCGGAGTGCGGTGGTCAGCGGTACCAGCTGTGTGTGGCGCCGTGGAGCCAGTGCCCTGCGGGTTGGTCGTGGGTGAGGGCGTCGATGCTGACGGCGATGGTGCAGATGTTCGGCTGGTCGGGGTGGTGGGTGATCACGAACCCGTCTGCGAACTGGGCGCCTTCGTAGGTGCGGCCGTCGGTGAGGGTGAGGCGGAAGGGTTTGGCTGCGGTGCTGGGCACGGGTGAGCCTCCCGGGTGCGGACATGCGAAAGCCCCGCGCATTGGCGGGGCTGGTTTGTTTCCGGGCATGCCGGATCTGCGGCTCATGATGTGGCCTGATCACTTGAACCGTCAAGCGCCGAACGGATTACCGCCTTGCGTCTGAACTGCGGCAGTGGCGGCCGCCAGATAGGCGGCGTACGTATCGCGCTGGTTCCATGTGAACAGAACGGTGCGGGAGTTGTTAGCGATGGCCTTCTCCGCTGCTGCGGTCGCGATGCGCAGATGCTCGCGATCCTGCTCTGTGGAGAGTTGCACGTAGCCGTTGACGAGTCGGGTGGGCTCCTTGGAGTGGACCTTGATGACGTCCACCAATGGGATCACGGCGTCCTTGGCTCCCGTGATCTTGCCCATCATCTTCCGTTTGATCTCTGCCCGATCCGGGTGCAGCGTCACGGTCGCGACGTAGCCCTTGAACGTCTGCGGTGCGGGTGGTGGCGTGGGGTCACCCTTGGTGAGGTCGTAGGTCATGCGGCCAGTGTGGCGGCGCAGCGGGTCAGGGGGGCGGGAACGGTGAAGCCCCGCCGCGTCGGGGGTGCGGCGGGGCCACAAGCCATCGGAGCCGGTCAGTCTTCCCAGGACATCTCAGGCACGGCAGGGAGTCCGGCGGCTTCACGCCGGGCCATCTCGGTGCGGACGGCGTTGGCGGTCTCCTCCGACGGGCCAGCCATGCGCGGGCGGTGCAGCGGATCGTCGGCGGGGTCGTCGTGTTCGGTCTCGGCGGCGAGCTGGTCGGTGTAGTACTCGGGGTCGTATCCGAGCTCACTGTCAGGGTCGTGAGGGGTCACGGTGGTGTCCGTT